TAATAAGAAATCCATTGTCTCGTCGCATGGGAAACGTTCTTTTAAATTTACTGTTTCATCAAAGTCGACTGTTTGATTTTTGATATCTTTGAATAAATCAGCAAATCTAGTTTTAAATCTTTCTTTAGCACCAAATGACATTTTCAAATATCTCAATACATCTAAATTAGATACATCATCGTAAAATGTTTGGTTATCGATACTAAAACGAATAGATACACCATACTTATCATATTGGATAAAGTGTGGATAAGTTGCTGCTAATTCTGCCGGAGTCATCTCTTTTTTAACGTCTTCACTCATTGTTTAAATATTTAATTATTTTTATATTCTTATAATAAGAAAATAAAATTAAAAATCCAACCAAACAGTAAAAAAGTGCTAACATTTCTGCTAGCACTTTATAATTTATTTAACTATAGTTAATTTATTATCTTTTTTTGCTTTATCTAATTTTTCTGAGGAACCCGAAAACTTAGGGTTTAATGCAATATTAGATATTTTACCAGATTTTACATTTTTAGCAAACCACATATTACCACGTTGTTGATAAACATATGAATTATCATTATCATATTTATACCAAGAATCTTTATCAGCTAATTTAACTGTTTCTTTTTCTTTTTTTGGTATTTCTTTTTCTTTTTTATCATCAGTTGGTTTATCTGATTCTTTTTCGGAATCTGATTTTTTTGCAGAAGATGGATCTACGTCATATGTTACAAAATATTCTGTAATCACAACACCTCCTTCTTTAACTACTACTTTTTCCGGACCTTCCATATTTTTAACTTTTCCTACTACAGCTTTTATAGCAGAAGCTCCCGGATCCCAACCCATACCACCTCGACGGTTGATTTGATATATACCATCTTCAATTTTATTAAATGGAATCCATATATTCATATCATACAATCCATTTGAACGACTGCAAGAAGATTCTATAGATTTAATGTCTGGTTTCAATTTACCTTTCATTAAATATGGATTACATTCACATATAATAATGTTAAATACTTGATGTAATGTATCGCCGGTACCGTTATTTGCGTGTGATATTGCATACCCACTCGCTTTTCCTACATAATGTATGTTGAACCCAGCATCATTTACTTTAATTTCAATTTTAGGGCGACCCTCCGAACCATTCCAATAAGAAGTGCCTTTAGATTTCCATGCTTTACATGATCTCCATTGACGTCCCACATATTCCATAATTAAACTTTTTAACCGTATCATAAATTTATAAAATTTTATTATTGTTCAGATTGCATTTCAGTGTGATATCCAATTTCACTTAAAACATCTAATAATTCATCATATGCTTTTAAATATCCCATTTTTTCTTCACGTTGCAATACACTATTAGTAGCCATATTACTACGTAGATTTTGTACAATATCTTCGGCTGCTGAAATTAAGTCTAACATACCATGATCATTGTGACCTTCTTTAATTTCTTTTACATCATCACCCTTTTCATACGGTTTACCATCACCATCGCTATCCCACCATCTTGGTTCCATTTTCGGTCTAGGCGAAATAAGAGATATAACATCAGAATATTGTGCAGTTTTACCCGTAGCTGTAAATGTTACAGTCCATTTAGTTTGGTCTTCTGAACCATTCTTATTTAGTTTTACAGGTCTTCCGGCTACTTTATATTCAGTTTCCTCTCGTAAATTACGTTCGTATTCTGCTTGAACTTCTGATAATGTAGGTAAACCCTTACCCGCTTTGCGTTGCCACGCATATGATTCATTTAATAGATCTTTAAGTTTTTTCATGGTATTATTCCAATTTTAATATAAATATAAACTTATTATATTATTTAAAATATAAATCAGCTTCTGCAGATCTGCGTGTTACTAATCCTTTAAGTGTTCTACCACCTGCCTTAGTCCACTTCATGAATTCAGCTCTAATTGTGGCATCATTAGGATTTTTATTGACTTTTTTCAACAAAGTAGATGCTTTTAAATTAGCAGGGCCTAAATTATAACAAAAAGATACCAAAGCATCGAATTGATTTTGTGTTATAGTGTCAATACAATATGAATCTACATATCGTTCAAAATTAATTAGCATAGATTTGAGTAAATCTGATGCAACTGACTCGGTAATTGGCTTATCTGCCATATTTACACGCTTTCCTCCCGGATAAAACGTTGCTCCATAACCTATAGTAGGAACATTTGCCGGGCATCGGTAAGGTTCTGCACGGAATCCTTCGAATCTTTTTATTAATTCGATGCCCAATTCGCCTGTTTTTGTAATTTTTTCCATTATCTTTGTATTTTAGATGAAATTTCTTGTGTTAATTGTTCAGAATCTTTATTATTAGTTCTATTGAAATTAACTGGTTTTGTTGCACACCCTTTAAATTGAACTCCCGCACATACATGTATTACAATACCAGGCTCTGATGACTCTAACCAAGCATCATATGACTCCCATACACTAACATATATGGAACTATCTGCCTGTGGTGATGTCATTGTAAGTTCAATAGCATTTGGAACTACATTTTCATCCCAAAATTGTTTCTGAAATTCATTCAAATTCCATGGAAATCCAATTGAACTTTGCCACGAATCAAAATTACCATATGATGAGTTAGTATTTGGTGCTTTTTTCCACCCTTGATCTAAAAGCATATCTCTTAATTTTCGGATATCAGCAGCAGCTTCGGGAAAAAATCCTGATTTTTCGTTAATTGGATCGCCAGCTGCTTTAGACCAATGTCCTATTCTATTAACTGGTCCAGTAAGTTTTGGGTAATTTGCAACATTAGGATTAACGGAAACTGCATTTGTCCCATCTTCTTGTTCTGTTAAGAACATTTTCCATTGTTTAATATAAGATTGTTCCATATTTTTTATTTTAAATTTATAAATAATCTGTACGATCGTTGCTAGGTTGTGTTACTACATTAACAGTTAATCCAGTAAATGTCGATAAATCGTTGCGAATAGTTGTCCAATTGTCTGGAAAAGCTTTTTGCACTGCTTCTGCAAATCCGTCAGGCTGAGTTAATTTTCCAGATTTTCCTTCTAATGTACTAACACTTTGAACTATATTTGCTCCCGCACCCACCCACTGACCTAATGAATCTGTAACAGAATTACCTGTATAATATTCCATCAAAAAATATTCAAAAAATGCATTATTGCTTTCAAACATAACTTGGTATCCGATACGTTTAAAATTAGGTAAATCTGGCTGAGTGTCTGTTATGCGGCATATAGATATATATGAATCTGTAAATTCAGTGTTTGTTTCTGCGATATATGAATACTTACGCCCTTCAACCTGTGATTGTATTTTACGTTCGTCGTATTTATATTTCTGTAAATAAGGACTAACTGGAATATCCGTTATTTCTATTTGAGATCCTCGCTGTTTAAAAAATCCCAATACCTTTTGTATACCACCAGATAATGCTGCTCGTATAGGAGTAACTTTAGTCGTTGGTTTTGCAGTTGTTGTTGTGGCTTGTTCCAACAATGTTTTTAATCGTATCATATAAATAAATATAGAACGTTGTAAAAGAAGAACGCTATAAACGTAGAATAGTGCGCCCTTACAGGTCCGCACTAACTACTATGATAATTTGATTATGCAGTTCGTTTCAGATATAACTCATCACCGTCGCGTGTATGCATACCTTCAATTGCATCACCAACTGCTACGGTTTTATATTCTCGGGCAATTTTTGCAACATCCGATTCTTTTAACTCAGCAACACGACTATCACCTTTAATAGGATGTTTGTATGTTATCTCACGTGTCTTCATGTCAATTTTTACAATTTCAACCCCGATATCCACCATCTTGTCAACATATAATTCATAATGATACACTTTATGAGTTTGCAGATCTTGCATAACTATATGACCTTTATATGCATACGCTTTTGGTAATGCAATTTCATTTTCATATAGTTCCATTAATATAGTTTTTAGTTTTTTCATAATATATGTTCTTTTATATAATTATATCAACGATCCCATACGTCCAAGATTATCATCATGATCCATGCTATTGCGATGCATATGGTGCATATGGCTGCTACTGCGATACCAATTGGTGGTACCAGGCAAATTCTTAGAAAAGCACGTGCTACTTCCGGGTTAGAATAATCACCAAATTCATCGTATATCCACATGACAAAATTATTCACCATTATTACATTGATGATGGTTACTACTACAATTAAAAATATTAGTGTTGCTATCATGTTACTTTCTTTTTAATATTAAACAACCATCGACATCTAATTGAGGTCTTAATTTTGTTTCAATTATATGTGTCTCACCATCACCGATAAAATCTTCGTTACCACCAACAATATAAGGTTCCATTTCAATCTCAACATCAAATTCATTTGTTTGTATTGATTGAAAAACCGATTCGCAGTTTGCAATTGATAGTTTACCCATTGGATTGGGTAAAGTCGATGCTATTTTACTTCCATCCAATTCATTATATAAATCGAATCTATCTTGACGTTTTACTAGTTGAGCTTTCATGTTATTTTTTTTTAATGATTTCTATAAGTTTATCAATACAAGCTGATTCAGCTTCTTCATAGGTTTTAAACTTTCTTGTTTCATCATCTATTGAATAATCTACTAGTGGTATATAGTTACCACTTTCATCTAGATCAGTTCCGATGGTAGCAATTTCATAATCCCATTCGATACCAGTAATATCATCAATAAAATCCATTACATTGGCTCTCAGTTTATGTTCTTTTCTAAACCATTCGAACGTTTGTGATTTAAGTGGTGCAATACACGCTTTATTTTTATCACCGAATTGAGTATTAAGGTGTCCTGAGTAAATATTTAGAAACCATTCATCACCTTGTTTTGTATCGTATTTACCCATACATGGTTCATCAAACCCTAATTCTTTTAAAGCTAATGCTTGCTTATAATTTACAAAATATTTTTCCATAACTCTTTATTTTTATGTTTCCGCATAAATGCTGGAAACGATTCACAGCCATTACGCTCAGTACTGTTTCTTTTAGATTTAACAATGTTCTTTACATGATGGACACATCATCGAGTCTTTATCCAATGGATCACCACAACAAGAATAAAATTCAGCGGCACTCATTATCTGCGAAACCGAATCACCAACTTCGAATTCATCCTCATATATGCTACATGATCTACCATCCGCTTCAAAATGAAACTCTGTGTCATAGCCACATACTTCCATGCAATCGACTGCACTGAATCCTAATGACTCTAAGTACGCTATTTTCTCAATTAATTTCTCCATAACTCTTATCTTTTTAATTTACCCTAATATATGAAATCGTACCCGTATATCCAACCTAATGATGTGAAATGTATAATTAGATCCGTGGCAGGGAGGTTTATGGGCACCATAACCTAATATAGAGCACCTATATAGCAAAAAAAATTGGTGTGCGGAAAAAATCTATATAACCTCCTTCCTCAATCAGGGGCTGTTCTGCCCCCTTAATGAAACCCTCCCCCACCCCCCTATTTGACCCCGTTTTAGCCCCCCGATCCCACCCCGTTTACACCCCTACCCCTACCCCTGTTGTAAGGGGGGTCATTGCCCCCCTCTATATATGCTATCGTTATATCTAGTCCTTCGGTAGCATATCTTTTATGTTATGCAATACTAGACTCGCACCATATTGGATTGCCATTTGCATTAGCAACATGTCCATGCTTCCGCCATTTGCTTTGGCAAATGATTCTAATGCGGATCGGTCTTCCGGAGTTGCTACGAATCCTCTATCTAATCCTTTTAACTCTGTCTCTACATACTCTCTTAAATCTTTCATATCTCTTATATTATTTAGTTAAGTCTTTAAACATTATTATTACTAACACTATACCTAATAGGAATATCGTCGGTGCTGCTATGAAGCTTATCATAAGTTCTTTAAGCTTTCTGCTTCTAATGCATCACGCTCCATTTGCTCTGCTAATGTATCACTAACTGCTTTTTTGATTTTGTGGAATACTTCAAATGCGTTACCAACTGACATCTCGCTGAAGTCAAATCCTAATGCCTCCATAGTTGCTTTAACTAACTCTAACTTTTCAATTCCGCTTAACTCTTTCATATCTCTTATCTTTTTAATTATATATAAATTTAAGGTTTATTCTTTTCGGATCCTAGTCTTTTGGTAAAAAAGTTTAAGAAAAGTTAGCGGCTTATTCTGCCGCTATTATTTGTTCTGCTACCATCATTTCTGGATTGTCAAAGCCCATTGCACATATACGAGCCGCTTTGATGAAGCTTCTAAGATTGATATCGATCCCGGCATATTTCTTATCCAATGCCTTCATGATCTCTAATGCTTGCTGCTTAGCCGCTAAAGGGATCTTAGTCTCCATGGTCGGCATAAGTTGCTCCATTCTTTGGAACATTTGCGTGGTGTTCATTGAGATGTCTGACACAAAGCTACGAGAGCGGATTGCTTCATCTAATTTGCTTTGGTTGATATTAGAGATAAAGATGATGCGACCTGTAAACTCAAAGTGTGCTGGGATCGGTTCGCCAAACTCATCTTTTAATTGCTTAGATGAGATATAAGATATCTTGCGAGTGTCATAGCTATCTAATGCTGCCTTTAAGATATTCACAGCATCGTCGTCTTTGAATACTGAATCACAATCGTCTAAGATTACAACCTTATCGCTATTTTGGTATAAGGTAATAAACAAACCTGCCGCAGTAGCTCTACCTTTGAAGTGAACGAATTCATTGGATTCTCTTAAGCCCATATCTGCTAAGGTAGTCTTAACTAAGTGAGTCTTACCTACACCTGCCATACCTGTGATAACTAATGATGGTTGGATACCTCTACCTACCATTTTAGTTAAGCGCTCTAAGTTACCAAACATCTCCTCAGGGTTGCGAGACTCAACTACTGACATGAAAGACATCTTGCCAGCTTCTGGATTTGATGCTACATGAACTCCTGCTGTGGATCCAGCTACTCTAGTTACTCGGCCGTTACTGCCCACCATTAACACTTCGCGGTTTGCTTCTGCACTACGTAACTGAACGTCACGGATTAAACCTTTTGGAGCGAACTCACCTGTTTTAACATTTTTAGCGAATAACTTCCCTTTTACTCTTACTGGCTCAAATACATTCATCATATCTCTTATTTTTTAATTATATATAAATTTAAGGTTTTTTATAATAGGATCCTACCTTTTTGGCAACTTTTTTTAAACTTTTTTTACTCAATTCCTGAGTGAGCAATTGCAGCAATAATGTCAATTAATATGCGAGGATCCACATCAGTTATAAATGTGCACCCAACTCCACCAAAGCCATACTCAGCAACAAGCTTGCCATCTACAAATATTTGTGCCATGTCATCATCTAGGAAGGTTCTCACTTTAACTTCCTGGTCTGCTACCTTAAAAGTTTCGAAAATTGCATTGTCTAGGTTCATATCTCTTATTTTTTATTTATAATATAAATTTAAGCATTTTTTTGTTCAAGTCCTAGTCTTTTGTAAACTTTTTTTTTAATTAAATCTTTCCACATAATCCAGTGCTTGCACTGTCAATGCTACCTGGGTGATATAGAATACATATGCTGTATCAGAGCCGGTAAAGTGTTTTCTGTTCTTCATGGTGGATCCTATTTGTATTGCTCTAATAACTTGATACCCGGTAATGCTTTCAATGCATTCTCTGCTTGGCGAACCAATTGTCTAGCTCTCTCGCCAGTAACTTCTAACTCCTCAGCTATTTGATCCATACACATTTCATACTCAAATCCGATACCGTAAAAGCGTGTAATAGCTTCGCGTTGCTTTGGTTTCAATTGTGATAATGCACGATCCAAATCATATTTCAAATCTGACTTATCACGTCCTGACTTGGTAGACTCTGCTGCTAAATAACGATCCGCATAAGTCTCTTTGTTCTCACCATCACCTACTGGAGTGGATATTGACTTTGTGGAGTACTCAGCCGTTGCTGTTAAGTGAGATGGTACTCTTACTACTCTGCTTAAGTCATTCAACGCTTTTTGGATCTCTGCACGGATATACCATACTGCGAAGGTAATGAACTTCAAGTTCTTTGAGGTATCGAACTTCTCAGCAGCTTCGAATAAACCTATATTACCAAACCCAATCAAGTCCTCTAACTGCAAACCCATACCTTGGTATTTAGTTGCTACTTGGATTACAAACTTCAAGTTAGACTCAATCAACTTGTTTCTAGATGCTACATCACCTTGCCCTACTAACTCTTGCTCTTGAGCCAAAGACAACGATCCACGCTTCTTGATGTCTTTTAAATACTGTACCGTGCTAACTGCTGTCGGGATAACTACTGAATTGCTAACGTTAATTTTCTTTGCCATATCTCTTATAACTTTTAATTTCTTAAATATAATAACTTTTTTGTTCGGATCCTAATCTTTTAGGAACTTTTTTTTATTTTTGTTTAGGCTCAATTTTCATACCGCCCATTGATGGAATAGTCACAGTTAAGGTTTTTGGATTGAAATTCCATTCTAAACCTTTTTTGCGAAGCACCACTACTAATGCGATAAACATTACCAACATGATCAATAACTTGATTATCTCTATACATACTGCGATTGGTAAACCTACAATGAATAATAATACTTTACCGATTACTTTAATTGATTTCATATCTCTTATCTTTTTAATTATATTTAAATTTAAGCATTTTTTCAATGCGAGTCAACCTTTTTGGTAACTTTATTTTTCGATTATAGATTGGATCTTCATTTGTGCTATATCCATTGCAGTTTCCAAATAACCCACAATCTTTGCATGGCTTTCTTTGTTTTGCCACATTTGCTCTGACTGAGCTAATTTTGATTGCATTTCATCTATTAACAACTCTAGCTCTTTAATCATCTCATTTTTTTTCATATCTCTTATCTTTTTAATTATATTTAAATTTAAGCATTTTTTTGTTCGGATCCTAATCTTTTTGAAACTTTTTTAGAAATTTCATCCCCACCCTAATTCTTCTTTTGCCTCGGTAGGTAAGTAACCAATCTGGCGTCCTTCTGCTAGGTAAACAATCTCTACCGGTGCTGCACGTTCTCGGTCTTCTACCTCAACTGCTACTACATCGTCGATCTCATGTTCGTAAGGCCAATTTGGTTGTGATGCAAAACGAACTTGAGCTTCTGGATCCATATAGGATAACTGATCAATTAATTCTTGTACTGTCATATCTCTCTTTTTTATTAGTTATAAAATTCCACATTTAACATTGCGAATGATGCTAGCACTTGCTGCGTGCGGATCATTTCTAACTGACGATTGCTCTTTGGCTTCGTGATTCTTTGGAATGGTTTCTTGTCTTTCATATCTCTTATCATTTATCTTATACTTAAAGATAAGCATTTTTCACTTCAAGTCCTAGTCTTTTGGTAAAAAAGTTTAAGAAAAGTTTCTGTCTTGTTTCAGCATCAGCACTCCGGTTGTGATTAGAGCTCACAACAACCCTATAGTAACCATTTTCGGCTGTCCTTACTTAGACTATATATCCTTCCTACTTCTGGTTACCTTTGGATCGGATCCCTATCGTCTAGGGACATAAAATGATATTCTAGGAGTTTCAGCCAATTTACGTGCTTGCTCTGCTCTATAAGCTTCGCGACTCTCTTTGCCCTTCATTGCTACTGCTACCGCACTAGATGAACTAATAGGAGCCTTTGCCTCTCTTGCAAATTGTGCCATGATTGCTCCTTGTCTTTCAATTCCTGAATTTGAATTTTTCTTTGCCATAACTCTCTTTTTTTAGTGGTTTATATCTCTTATTTCCTATACTTAAAGATAAGCATTTTTCTTGCCAGATCCTAGTCTTTTGTTAAAAAAGTTTAAACTAATTTAAACAAATTCATTTTAACTGCTGCATTGATAATGTCATTAGCTTCAGCTACGGTCCACCCATATGCACAATAACAAGCATCCTGGATGAATGGTCTTGTATATAATGGATCCTCACCTCCATATGGTAACACTGATAACATCTTGCCAATATCCATGATCTCTATTAATTGAGACTGAGGAGCTATGATCTCAACAGTTTTGTTAACGTCATATACCGGCGCTGAGTCAGTTACTAAATGCTTAACAGCTTCTGCTGCCGGATGCCAATATGCATCGCCATTCTCGAATTCTATCTGGAATGAATCATCGTGCGAGTCATACTCAAGTATAGTTCCTTCTTTCCCGATATTATTATGCATCTCATCCACCCATCCTAGATCTGTGTATATATTGTCATACCATCTGAACCCGGTAACTTTACGTCCTACTAACTCTACAAAATCTTTCATATCTCTATCTTTTAACATTTCTTAAATATAAGCATTTTTCACTTCGGATCCTAGTCTTTTTTAAACAAATTTATAATTTCCGAACTGAGACTTAATCTCTTCTATCTTTGCCTCATTTCCTTTTCCTTGATATAGAATTCTATAACTACCCGGGTATGATTTAGCAGACTTCAATACTTCATTAGCCTCAAATGCGCCTTCCACACAATATGCATAGTTACTCACGTTATTCGGGTTAGTGTACAATACAAACTTTTTCATATCTCTTATTTTTTATTTATAATATAAATTTAAGCATTTTTTTATTCGGATCCTAGACTTTTGCTAACTTTTTTTGCAAAGTTTTTAAACGAGCTTTTAGACGTTTAATCTCTAACTTACGGAAATATGGACCATGGTTATATGGAGTGCAACCTTCCGGCTGAGCGAATGCGCTAATGATTTTGGTCTTGTCGGTTTTAAGGA